GATTGGTGATGACGCAAAAGCCGGCGCAGGTTTTGCTGGGATTTACAAACTTGGAATATACAATTACCCAGCTAGTCCTGCCACGACAGAGGTTCATCTTAGAAGCACTATATGGCAAGCAGGTTTAATTTATCCAGAATAATATGGGAATAAAAACTTACAATTCAGACGTAGACATAGAAGGTATTATCCAGACTGACAAATACATTCAGCAAGATAGTATTCGTGCAGATATTAAAGATGAAGATTGGGAGGATATAACCGATTGGAATGACAGTAAAGCAGGTACAGCTACAGTAGAAGAAAGCCCTGCTGGACAACTTCATCTTTTGGCTGGCGATGGAGCAGGGGCTAATAGTTACGCTAAGAAAACCAAAACTTTTAATAAATTAACAAATATTTATGCTTATACTATTCAACTAAAAGTTAAGTTTGATGCTTTAGCGGGTGGTTTTAATGGAACTTCTGATACTTACGATTGTTTCCAGATACAGTCTTACAATGGAACATATAGACATAATATGATGATAACGTCTGATAGCGTCTGGCTCTATGATTCTACCAATGCTTTTGTTAGCCAATTCGGTACAACTTTTGATAACGTAAGTTGGTACACAATAAGAATAGTATGGTTTGGAGATGAATTTATAATGTATTCGAGAGACGACGATGGGGCATGGGCTAGAAATGGAGCAGGTGATGACGCAGACCCCAATATCGCAAGTAACGGCAATATAAGAATTGGAGTGATAAATTTTCCAGTAAGTCCAGCTACCACAGAGGCGCATGTAGAATATATAAAAATATCAGCAGGGGCATTATTCCCAAAATAGGAGCGATTATGACAGACACAATATTTCCAGAAACACCAGAAGAATTATCTGAGGCAATGGAAGGAATAACAAAGGAAGATATTGAAATTAATATCGAGGATAATGGAAGAATAGTAGAACGAAATAAAAATACGAAAGCTTATGTGGGAGAAGCGTCGGAGCAAGCTAAAGGATTGTTGATTCAGGATTTAATCAAAAGAATTGAAGTATTGGAAAATCGATAATGGGCCAAATGAGCGCAGAACAATCAATTCGATTTGTGGAAGCAACAGCGGATGCTATTGCTAGAACTCAACCGGAACCGGAGTCAACTAATTATTTATGGCTTTTGTTAATCGCTGTTATTCCTATTCTTTTAGGGTGGTGGCTGAAAGGTAGAAAATGACACCTGATGAAACAACGAGGATATTTAAACTGCTTGAGAAAATAGAAGCTTTTCAAAAAAGAATGGAAGGCCTTCTTTTAGGCACATACGATAAACCGGAAGGTGTAGTTGCAAAAGTTGAAAAACATGAAACTTGGATTACTAAATATAAACGCAGCAGAGAAGGATTTTATAATTATGCTTATAAATTAGTTATTATGATTGCGCTGTTTTATATTGCATCACAGATCGGATTGAAATGACTTTAGACGATGCTGAAATAGTTTTGCACACAATTAAGGCTATAGAAGCAAGCTACAAAAGACATGATCAATATAAGGATGCTATGTATGATCAGATGTTTAAAGAGTTAAATGTTCAAATTCCTGAACGTAGGAAGGAAGGAGATAGAAGGCGTGATAAGGCCAAAATTGATAATGGGCGAGGACTTGCCGCTGATTGTACTTAGTGATCATAGCTCCGGATTTATTCAGTGGTTGATTAAGTGGCGAACAAAGGCAAATTACAATCATGTTATGTCAATGCTCTGGCCAGGAGGATTTGTTTCTCAAGGAAATACATTTTCCGGTATTTCTCTTAACCGGTACATGACTCCGAATAGTCGGTTAAAGTTCTGGAAAATAAAAGATCTTACTAAAGAAGAAGAAAAACTGATATATGACAGGATAAGAAGAAGGCTTGATAGACCCTGGTGGAAAAGAGGATATGATCATGTTGGAGTATTAGGACAAGCATTAGGATTAAGGTTTATAAATAATCCCTGGGCTCCGTATTGTTCGGAACAGGTAAAAAAAGATTTTCTTGATGATATTATTGGAGGAATAAGGAAGCATCCATCACCTAAAGATTTGAACGAGTTATTTAAAAAACATCCACGAATGGAAGTATACGGCCGTTGGACCGCAGACTAAGGGGGCAATATGATTAAATTGTTAAGAGATATATTATTTGATGAGGTCGGAGGTTTAGGAATTTTACAAGGCAGTATCGTTAGCATGGTTGCCGACATGACAGGAGATGATAGCGCGGATGCGGCAGTTAAGATTAAACGTCTTATCAATGAGCGCGGGCATGACTTCTGCAATCTTACAAACTGGAAATTCTTAAGAAGTGATATTTCTTTTAATATTGGAACGAGTAAATTTAAGTATTCCGGAAGCGACATATTGCCGGCTACCTTCAAGAATGTTTTAAAATCTTATTTATTAGATGGAACAACGCGGCATCCTTTAACTGAGGTTCCGGTTCAAAGAGCTTATGAATGGACTAATCCTAATGAGAACTCCGGACTTCCTCATGAATTTGTTGTAACAAGGCCTGAGAGTGATTTTTGGGAGATTCAGTTTAGAAGGTTGCCGGATAAAACATATACGGTCTTTATGGAGATTGAACTTCAATGGGTGGATGTAACTTCAAGTGTTGAGACCCTTATTACAAAACAGTTTTCCGGTGCTTTTGCTCACTTTGTTTCAATGGCTAGGCTTAGGCAACAAGGTGATACTGAGAGCTTGATCATGATGAAACAGGAGTGGCATGATCTTTCTAATCCAGGGATGGGTATTCTTGATAGAGCGCTGTCTGTCAATAGGGGCCCGCTAAGGAAAAAAGGCGTGAGAGTATTGCGAGGTTTTGCGGATAATCACGCGCAGCATGGGCCATACGAAGATTATCAACATCAGGGCCATTTTAGTGATAATCACTTAGATGGACATTTTCATGATCGATTCGACTTTACAGGAGATATTTGGTAATGCTAGGTAGACGCTTTCAACCATTTTTATTTATGGAGAATTTTCTAGGAGTCAATACAAAAGACTCTGATGAGAATAAAGCTGACGGTGAATGGGATGAGACTAGCATTAATATCTTCTCAGACCCTCAAGGTTCATTGGGATCCAGAAAAGGATTTACAGCTCTGACAAGCGCATCAATTGGTGGAACTGTAGCCTGGACAGGATTTTTTCAGTTTAATGAGTTTTCAAGCGGAACAAGAACTTCTCATTTTATGGGAGCCGGAAGTGATGGTAAGCTGTATAAGTTTGCCAGCAATGCTTATACAGAGCTTTTTGATGGATATACTGAAGGTGTTAATGTGCGCTGGGCCTTTCTAACATTAGGAAATGAGGTCTTAGCCGTTAATGGAAATAATGATTCTTTAATATGGAATGGAACCGGATCAGCAGCTACCTTTGAAACTTCCGTTACAGCAAGTTTTTGTATTGAATGGCAGAGGTATCCCTGGGTTAATTCAACAGCAGATCCTCGATTATTATATTATGGATCTTTGGGTGATGCTTCTGCTCCGTACACAAGTTTTCTTAATTTTGATAATGATGGAGAGGCTTTAACCGGCGCTTCTAAGCAAGGAGATGATCTTCTTGTTGGAAAAAGATCGCATCTTTATCGCGTACAGTTCAGGGGGTCGGATCCGTTATTTCAAATATACAAGGTTCCAACTAATGTTGGTCCGGTCAATCATCAAGTCATGAAGGAGTTGCCTTCCGGCCAGGTTATATTCTTAGCTCAAGACTTTAATTTTTATATGGCTATCGGAGATACAGTTTTTCCGGTCGGAGATAACATTAAGGCTTATATTAGAACTGGTGTAACATCAAGGCTGAATAAAGCTGTGTCCGGACTTCTTTATAACCGCAGCCAGTATTGGTGTTCATTTACAAAAACATCCGGAGAAACAACGAATGATAGAACGCTTGTTATGGATTGGAACCGGCCATATCAAGACAAGTTTGGAAAGCTTCAATATCCCTGGTTTATTTATTCTATCGCGGCTAATGCTTTTGCTGAGGTTGATACAGCCGGACAGGACTTGTTATATCATGGCGGGTATGTTGGAAAGGTTTATAAAAATGATACCGGAACTAACGACGACGGAGCGGCTTTCAATACAAATTATTCCTCAAAAAGACTTTCTCATGGAGACCCGACAATTGAGAAGAAATATAATAAGATCGAATTTTCTTATGATAATGCCGGAGATTGGAATCTTAATATAAATTTTGTTATTGATAATAATGCGGCTACTGAAAAGACTGTAACTCAGAATATGCTTGGAGGAGTTGGAGTATTTGCATTATTTGATGTGGCTAAGTTTGATGAGGATAGTTTTGCCGTTGAATCTGATGCTGAGGTTTCTCATGAAATTTCAAGACAGGGGAAGCTTATCCAGGTATCGATGGGTACAACCGGATTAGATGAGGCATGGCTTGTGAGATATTACGCGCTTTTGGCTAAAGCATTAAGGAGGGTTTCAAGAAGTCGTGAAAGTTGATCATACATTACTAAAACCTGGCCCATGTCCATTTTGCGAAAAAAGGATCATTGAAAAGAACGGAAAGCAGAATGAATATTATAGAGAATTTTGGGTTCAGTTTAACGATGATACTAAAGCTGCTTTTGCTTGCTGTTCAGATTGTTTCAATCATCTTAATGTGGATAGGGTTGAGAAGCTTGTTTCTGACCAACTATTTACCTGGGGCCAGGAGATATTAAAACAGCACGCATGGTTTGTGAATAGTGCTTGCCATTTAAGATTAAAGGCTTTTGCAAAGGATAAAAGTGAATTTTAGATTAGACATACAAGATCTGACAAAGCCTGAGAATGTCAAAAAGCTTATGGATGCTATAAGTGAAATAGCAGATAAGGTTGATATTGGCGTTGTTACAGTTGCGCCTAACGGCGTTACAGGCGGCCGGAAAGGTAAGGTTGTTCTTTACGATACCGGTAGTGGATTTGAAACATGGCAGAATACAGATGGCGCTACTGCTTGGGTTCGGATTGATCAATCAGCTGTTGTAGCCACAGATCCGACAAAAATAGAAGATGATGATCAAGATACTGGAATTGAATCTGAACGTACTTCTGATGATGATATTCTTTATGGGAAAACGGCCGGTACGGATAGATGGATAATAACAGCAAATGGTGAACGTACTCTTCCGACGCAGCCAGCATTTTCTGTAATCAATTCAGGATCGCAAGACAATATTGCGACAGGTGGGGTAACTGTTGTTCTTGCCACTGAAGTATATGATATTGGATCTAATTTTGATTCAAATGCTTTTACAGCTCCGGTTACTGGAAAATATCATCTTAATGCTTATGTCTTATTGGCAAATATAGATACGGCCGCAGACAGTTATCAGTTGTCATTAGTAACAAGCAACAGAACATATATCATAACCATTGACCCTGGACAATTTGCGGGAGATATATCAGGGCAATGGGCTATGGTTATCGGGATTCTCGCTGACATGGATGCGAATGATACGGTAACGGTTCAAGTAACTCAAAATGGTGGAACTGTGCAAACAGATATTCAAACCACAGTATTTACTGGATATTTAGCAACTTAAAAAGGAGAAGATTATGCCGGAAATTACAGTAATCTTAACACAGACTCAGCATGATGTTTTTGATATATTGCCAGGTGGTCGTCAGAAGTGGGTTGATGATGCCGTTAAAAATAAAGCCAATACATTAATTGATGTTTTAGTTCAAGATTATTCTGACAAACAGCCGCAAAAGATTTCTGATGCAGAGAAGGAAATTATTGTTAGTGGGATTGATCTTGCCAAAGAAAAAGATAAACGAATTGGAAAAAAATAAGGAGGTATTATGTTAAGATTATTTTTAAGGATATTATTAGATCAGCGAGGAGATACGCTTGCTATAACACGAAAGACATCTAATACAGTTATTACGGCTTCAGGTTTTAACACGAATTATGACGAAATAGAGGCTGTTGTAAATGCTCTAACTTCAACAAATCTAGCTGCTGATTCTGTAACTAATGTTCAGATTGCCGGATCAGTGGTAAGGACAGATTTTGGATTATCTCAGCATACCGACGGAACACTTCAGGTTGATTTATCAGCAACGAATCCTGGGCTTGAAACGAATCAAGATGGTGGTCTTAGAGCTAAAGTTGCTGAAATGATTAACCGCGCATCCGGAGGTCTTACATGGGGAAGAAGCGGGGATGTTGTTTTATCTTCATCTGCGGATACACCGGATGGTTTTACAGATAAGTCGAGCACTTATGGTAATAAGTTTATACGGATAAATTCAACTGCGCTTAGCGAAGCGGGATCGGATACGCATGATCATGGTGCGGCAAGTGGAAGCCATACGATTTCTATTTCAGAAATGCCGGCTCATACTCACACTGTAAGTAAAAAATCCTCTGGTGCAATAGGTTCTTCGCCCCCAACATTATCATCTGATACTGATACTGATAATAACACTTTAACAACTGGATCAACAGGCGGTGGATCAGGCCACACACATACAATATCAAGTGTGGATAATATTCCGGCTTATGTAACCTTGAAATTATTTCAGAAAGATTAGAATATGAATCCATTAATTATTTTCAAGAAGAAAGAAAAAGGATTGTCGGCTGCTCAGAATTTAAAGGACAGGGTTTTAAAAAATAAAGGAGCTGTTCTTGATATTATGGGAGAGAATCTTGAAGGAAATAGATCTTGTCCTCGACTTCTAGGGCAACCCTGTGTTGGAAAGTTTTGTATGTTCTTTATGGAATTTAAAAGTTCAAATGATGCCGGAGAAGAAACATCTTTTTGGAATTGTGTTGATGTTCAAATGCCATTACTCACAATTGAGTTGAACAGGAATATACGCATACTAACAGACAAAATATCAAAGGAGGGTTAAATAAGATGAAAAGACTGATTAGGTTATTTAGGAATATTCTAAAGGATGAAAGAGGAATTGATCCGATTGCCTTAGCTGCTGGCGGTGGATTAGTTGCTAAAACAATAGGTGGAATTGTTGGTGCTTTTGGAAAGGATAAGAAAACAACTATTGATCCTTTTGCAAAAGAGCGCGGGGAAACGTCTCAGTTTCTTACAGGCCGTTTAGGGCAAAGAACTTCTTTTACTCAGGATCCAGCGCTTACTCAAGCACAGCCAGGCATAGAAGCTCAAGCTGAGAAAGCAATTGGTACAAGACTTGGTGCACCTATTACAGCCGAAGGAATAACAGCGGATATAACAAAGCGGGCCTTCGATGCACAGCGAGCCCGACAAAAAGAGTTATTCGAGGAAGAAAGGGAAGCGACTCAAAATAGGTTTAATCGATTAGGACTTGTGTCCTCTACCCCTGGACTTCAAGCACAGTCTGATTTATCTGAGAAGCAGCGCATTTCTGGTGAACTCTTAGCTTCTGATTTAGCTGTTCAGCAGATCCAAAGCCAGCTTCAAGCATTAGGCCTTCAAGAGACATTCGCTCAAGCCAATATAGGTCAGGCGCTTGGATTAGGTCAGACACAAAGGGCTGGACAAGCTCAAGGCCAAGCATTTTCTCTTCAAGACCTTCAGAGACAAATAGCTGAAGAACAGGGTGCTTCAGGCCAAGCTGTCAGTTTCTTAACCGGTCAACCAGCAGAAACATTTTTTGAGCCTAGTTTTACTCAAAGGCTAGGTCAAGGTGTATCGGGGGTTGGTCAATCAGCTGTTGATACTGCTCTATTATCTCAACTGTTAGGTTTTGGTAAGAAGAAGGAGGGGGGTTAATTATGATTATGTTATTCTTTAAAATATTATTTGATCAGAAAGGCGTATTAAGGAATCTTCCCTCTCGATTACCTCAGCAAACAGGGGGCCTTCAAACATCCGATCTTATTAAATTATTAATTGCTAAACAGACTAAAGGTGTTGATCTTGCTGAGAAGAAGGAGTTTGAGACATTTAAGGCAGGGCTTAAGAAGGACCAAACAACCAAAACTGTTACGACAACTGATGAGCCGGTAGGATTAGGCGAGGCTATTCAAGCGCAGAATATTCTAGGTTTAACTCCTGAAACAGCAGCGGCTACTGAGAAGTTTAAAGGATTAACTGAACAGGAAGAAGTAGGAACCGGACCGCTGGGGCCTCTTGGTTTTCTTAGAGCATTGGTAACAGGTGGCGCGCCATTCAGAAAAGAAACTAAATTCACGCCTGAAGCCGAAGCTATAAGGGGGCAAGCTAAGGCTTTATCGGTAAAGTCACGCAAGCTCAAGAAACAAACTAAGATAACAAAGAAGATTACCGGAGATGCAACTATTGATAAAACAGGAAAGGTTGAAGATTTCACTTCTGATGAAGAAGCTTTGATTACTGAGAATCTGGCAGCCTTTCCGGACAAAACAAGGGATGAAATTATCTCCGCTTTAAGAGCGAGGAAATTTATTAAATAATGCCAGTTATAAAAGATCTATTTGATGCGTCGGCAGTTGGAGCAGGAGTTGTTCAGGATCTTTTTACTGAGCAACAGCCTGATATAAAGACTCCTCTATCCATACCTCAACAACCAGGAAATAGGATTGTTGAGGATTTATTTCCAAAACCCTCTCCGACTAAGCTCCTGAGAGCCCCTAGAACACCTGTTTCCTCTGGCACAACTCAAGATTTTCAAACGATCTCACCGGAAACGATCTCACCCCTGCCTAATTTAATTAAGGGCCTTAGAACGGCTCCTAAGCCCATTTTAGCTGATACATTAAGGGCCGGTGTTACGGAAGGATTGAAGCCAAAAAAAGTAGAGCCTTCTTTTGCTGAGGTTGCAAAAAAGAGATTTAAGAAAGGTGAGTTTGTTGTTGAGCAAGGATTGATTGGTGAAAAGATTAAGAGCGGTGAAATACAAAGCGAAGAAGGATTGAGGTCGATTGAGAATTTACAAAAGGAGCTTCCAGAGGAATTTGAAGGGCTTGGACTTCCAAAGCGTATGGTTGGCGGTACGGCTGAATTTCTGCCATTTATGATTAAGGGATTTCAGGAAAGCTTGAAGAAAGGAACTGCCGGCGCTATCGGTGGAGCTGCGGCGGCGGCTGCCGGTGGTGCGCTTCCGGCTGTTCCGGCTACTACATTAGCCGGATTTAGTGTAGGGGCTACGTTTGGAGTGGTGGACTTTACGCGCAAGATTGAAGGCGGCAATGCTTTTATTGAGATGATTCAATCTGGTATTGATCCTAAAGTGGCCAAACCTGTGAGTGAAGCAGTTGGCGTGGCTAATGGATTTATTGAAGCTTCACAGCTTGGAACCATAGCAAAGAGGCTTCCTGGCGGGAGTATATTCTTTAAGAAAAAGATTCAGGATGCCATTCTTAAAAATCCTACTATTAGAGGAAAATTATTGGCCCTTAGTCTTGATTTGGCTGGTGCAACCGGTGTTGAGATTACACAGGAGGTAGCTCAGGAAGCGGTTACTTTAAGTGGAGAAGCCTTAGCTGGTGTGATTGAGGTAGTGTCTAAGGATGAGAAATATAAGGGGCCCAGTTCTCAAGATGCTCTTGATCGCATGGGCGGTGTTCTTAAAGCAAGCGCTGAAGGCTTTCCATTGCTTATGTTGCCAGGTGCTACGTTTCAGACAGTAAGCACGTTTTCAAAAGAATCATCCGGACAGGATACGAAGTCAATTACTGTTACGCCTGATCAGCTTAAAGAGATTGAGAAGGGTAAAATACCGGAAGATCTTAAGAAAGAGATTGCAAGGGTTAAGCCGGAGTTTGTTGTTTTGGCAGCAGAGGAAAAAGAGGAGGTAATTACTAAAGAGGTCAAGCCTTCTAAAGTTGTTCCTAAACTGTTTAAGGAAGAAGGGTTAGAGCCGGTTGAACCTAAGAAGCTTGTTGTTCCAGTTAAGAAGCCAGCAGTTCCGGTTAAGAAGCTGGATCTTGAACGTAAACTCCGTAGAGTTCCCCGCGAAGTGCCGGCTGTGATTGCTCCTGCGAAGCTTCAGGAAGCGGTTAAAGAGATTGAGGATACTTCTAAGCTGCTTGAAGAGAAGGAAAAGTCTGAATTATCAATTGAATTATCTGAACTTGCTAAGACTCCGGAGGTTAATTTGCTTGTAGCGGTTAAGGACATAGGCGGGATTGCGCCAACATTAGCCGGTAAACTGAAGGAAGAATTAGCTGCTATTCCTAAATCATTAAAAGGCAAGGTTCCTTTAGATGAGGCGGTTGAGCGCCTGAAGCAATTTGGTCATGAGTTTGCAGATGGCGAGGAATTAAGACAGGCTATTATTGAAGAGGCGCGGCAACCTATTGACAAGGCTGATAAGGCACAGCTCAGGAATATCTTAAGCCGAATCCGTAAGAATCAGAAAGCCATTGTTAAAGTTCAGGCTATTATTCAACAGATTTCACAAAGACAAGTTCCGGCCGGTAAAGTTAAGCAGATTGTTCGGGCATCTACAGCACAATTAAAAGTATCTGATCTGATTAGCGCGGATGCGGCGCTTGCGGAGGTTTTGCGTAAGGAACAGCAGATCTCAAGGAAAGCGTTTGTTTTTGGTAAGGTAACAGGTGTTGAGGTTCAGAAGATTCAAACAAGAAGCGTTAAAGCCAGGGAGAGAGAGCGCAGGGCTGTACGAGAAGAAATATCCGGTATTGTAAAGAGGATTAATAAGCTTCCGACTCAGAACCTTCCGATTGAATACAAAGAAAAGATTGAGGAGATTAAGAGCGGCTTTGACTTTGGCCGCCGCACACAAAAGACTTTAGCCCGCAGAGAGAGTATGAAGATCTTTATTCAGCAACAGGAGGAGCAGGGAGTTGAGATTAATATCCCACAGGAAAGCCTGGATCTTCTTGAGAAGGTAACGCTTAATGATATTACATTGCAGGAATTAAGGGATATTGATGAGGTTATTGCGCGCTTAGTACATCTTGGCCGTACAAAGAACCGGATTTTCACCGATATTAAGAACCATAATTTTGAAGCTGCTTTAGATGATATGATCAATACTATCACTAAAGGCAAAGGGATCACCGAGAAGTCAGCTATCATAAGAACTTTAGAGGATAATCCTAATATTGCTGACAAGAGTCTTGAAGGGCTTAAGTCTTATATTGCTATGCACTTACGGCCGGAGGTTATGGTTAATGGCTTAGATGGTTTCGAGGAAGGCATTAATACACAGGCAATATGGGATCCGTCATTAGCCGCTGAAGGTGATAAGCTCAGAGAACAGGCCAGGACTCTTGAGAAGATACAGAAGATCTTAAAACCAATGGATGTTAATAAGACGCTTGGTAAGAAGTTTACTGTTGGCCGGTTCAAGAATATGACAAAGGATCAAGCTTTATTTATATATGCTAATAGTTTTAATGCCGGCAATATGTCTCACTTGATTGGCAGCGGCATAACACAGGATGATCTTATTGAGGTTGAGAGGTTTTTGACTGATGAAGAGAAGAGTATGGCGCGGGATATTATTAAATTCTATGATGAAGATCAATATCAGAAGCTTAATGATATTCACAGGGATCTTGAAGGGGTAAACCTTCCCAAAGAAGAGAATTACTTTCCTATTGACCGGCTTGAGGATATAAGCTACCAAAAAGAGCTTCAACTGGATATATTACAGCGTGCAGCGGTTCGCAGGGCAGGGGTTGTTAAGGGCTTTACCAAAAGTAGGGTTCATTCAACTAAGGCTTTTTCTGATTTTTCATTTATTGGTACTATTTTCCGTAACTGGCAGAAGATCGAGCATTATAAGGCTTTTGCTAAGTCTGTGCGGGATGTAAATAAGTTTGTTACGAATAAGAAGTTTAAGCGCGCGGTTGAAGAAAACTTTGGAAAGCGGTACTATTTTGAACTTGATAAGTGGATTAAGGATGTGGCTTTTAACGGTGATAAGGCTCCTATGCAAGCTATTGACCAAATATCAAGGTTTATCCGGACAAATTATGCCACAGCTGTATTAGGATTAAACTTTGTTACTATGATGAAGCAGCCGGTGTCTTATTTTCAAGGGGCTGAGTTCATGGGGAAGCGCGCGGCTATGCGCGGCACAGTCAAGTTTATAGGCAATCCTATTAAATGGATTGAATTCTCTAAAAATAAGTCAGTATTTATGAAGAACAGAAGCTTCCGGCAGGAGCGGGAGCTGAGGGAAATACAGGCCCGCAGAGGTAAAACGGCGCTTCTAAAAACAGGAAAGGTTCAGCGCGGGCGGGAGTTTGTCATGATCCCTATATTAGCCGCTGACAGGGCCACAGTTACATCTTTATGGATTGGCGCGTACTTTGACCAAATCAGCTTAGGAAAGACTGAAGCGGATGCTGTTAAGTGGGCTGACAAGGTAATCAGGCGCACGCAGCCGCAGGGATCCATCATTAATCTACCAGGGGTATTTAGGGGCTCTGAGATCCAGAAGCTTTATACTATATTTAAGAATCAGCTTAACCAGAACTTTAACCTGATCTTTGAGTTGTATCAAAAGACAGGTAAGGGTAAAATGAGTATAAATAAGTTCATTCAGGGTAATATTATGCTCTGGTTGGCTCCGGCTTTTGCTATAGGCTTTATATCAAGAAGAAGGACTCCTGATAAGAAAGAGTTTTTTTGGGATACATTAGGCCAATTAACAGGAACCTTTATCATATTCAGCAGCTTTGTTCAATCAATGCAATCCGGATTCCTTCAATCCGGTACACCGCTTGATCAATTAGTGGAAGATGCTGTAAAAGTAGGATCGGCTAAGAAAACCTCTTCAAAGGCAAAGGCGGCCGCAGATGTAATAGGGAAGCTTACCGGCTTTCCGGTTGTGTTCACAAGAAGAGTTTTAAAAGGTGAACCGTTTGGAAAGCTCTCTCCCAAGAAACGAAAATCAAAGATTAAGTTTGGCGGAATCTCCGGACTTTAATCCTTCCAGAATTATTTTAAAATACCCCCTTGACAAAAAACTCTGAATATGATAATATTCAATTAATGAAAGGAGGCTGGGATATGAAGGAATGTAATCAATGTGGCCATACATGGGAAGCTCGACGGAAAAAACCTAAAGCGTGTCCATCATGCAAGTCTTACAAATGGAACAAAAAGAAATAAGGAGAAACGGAAATGGAAATTAATCAAGATTTCATGAAGGTGATGAGAGTGGGAAAATGGGTTGATAAACAATTATATAGGAAACAACAAGAATCAGCTTGGGTTGTCTTTGGCTGTATTATTGGGTTAGTTATTATCTTTTTATTGGGAATGGCTTTCGGAGAATTTATTCAAATATCATTTTAAGAAAGGAATCAATTATGACACCGGAAGAAATAAAAAGGGAAAGGGCAAGGCAATGTAATATAAGGTTTCAGGAACGGAAAAAAGACAAAGTACGCAAAGAATCTCAAAAGGCAGCAGGATTACATAGACAAATAATATTCGGCGATTATGCCGATGAACTTGTTTAACAACCAACAGAAAAGGAGAAAAAACAATGGCAGATGAACGAGAACCAATACCGCAAGGTGAAATGGAGAAACCAATGCAAAGAAATGAAGCTCCTCCGCTAGAGTTCTTTCCTGAGAGAGAATGGCTGGATGCAATGATTGATAAGGTAGAATACCGGTATGTTTACCGTAAAGGCTACATTCAGTATTTGCAGAACAGTAATAAGGAAGATATTCTCGACGATGATGGAGAGAAGATTGCCAGAAGAGAGTTTAACATTACCTTCATTATGAAAGCCTATGATTTACCTAATGGGGATCCGCGCAAATCATGGCTTTCATTAGGTGCATCGATGGGCCAGAAAGCACATCTTCCAAAAGTGTTAGAGGTTTTTGGATATACCAATGAAAATCCTACGCCTTCACAGATCATTGAAGCGTTGGAAGGAAAAGAGGTTCGGTTCCAGGTATCCAATAAGAAGAGTGAAACTACAGATAAGGAGTACCAAAATGTTATTTGGGATTCTTTAAAGCTGGTTCCAAAGGAAGATGATGTTACTTCACAGCAAACAACAGAAGGCAAAGAGGTTGAATGGGATAAGGATTTAGAATAAATACAATGGCAGCCAATAGGGAGGGTTCAGGGGAGCCTTCCCGCTGCCTCAAAAGGAGAAGAAATCATGACAGGACAAAAACAACAGGAACTATCGGAAATGGATGAATCATTCAACATCGAAGATGAAATAGGAAAACAAGCCCATGTATTAACTGATGCGCGGGATCGGATAGCTGCGTCTAAGAAGCATTATAAGGGCTGCGAAGGTGATATGATTGAGCTGTTAAAGGCTCATAATCGAAAGTCTTTTGTCTATGAAGGCCGGACAATTTCAATTACAACTAAACAAGCTGATGAGACAATATCGATAAGGACATTATGAAAAAACCGAGCCAAAAGCGTCAGATGTTGAAATTGAGTGATGTTTTAAAAAGAAGAGGTAAGCCGCGTAAGCCGCAATCCCAAGAAGAAATGATTCTTCAGGTAAGGTTTGCTAACTGGCTCAATAAGATGGAGATTGTTTATTGCGCTTCCGGTAAGTCTTTTTCACATAAGGCCACAGCCGGCAAGATGAAGGCAATGGGGTATAAAAAGGGCTTTCCGGATATATTCATCTATGAGCCCAGGGGTGGCTATTATGGCCTTGCCATTGAATTAAAATCAAAGACAGGGGTGGTATCAGATGAACAGAAAGAGTGGCAGCAAGCGCTTATTGTGCGTGGTTATATGGCTATTATAATGCCTACCGGACTTAATATGTTTGAAGGCCTGGATTGGCTTAAGAAGAAAACCAGTATTTATTTAGGAGTTTGATATGAAGATAAAAGAAATTGATATTAACGATATTGAAATTCTTGAAAATCATAGGACAAATATTGCCGACACAAGAATTGATGAGTTAATGATTAGTTTGAAACAAAATGGATTGCAACAAGCGATTGGTGTTTCAGAGGGAAAAAAGAAGAAATATCAGATTGTTTATGGACAGCGCCGATTCTTAGCTGCTAAAAAATTAGGATGGCAAACAATATCTGCTGAGGTTTTAAGTGATGTTGATAATCAGCATTTTCACATATTAAGTCTTACTGAGAATATCCAAAGGGAAGATCCTTCTTTTAACGAGCTTGGTCGTAGTATGGAACAGTTGGAGAAGTTAGGGTTGACTCAAAAAGAAATATCAGTAAGATTAGGTATTCCTGCTCTGAAAATTTCTCAAATAATGAGAACTTATCAAGCTTTACCGGAAAAGCATAGGGAAAAAGTTAGATTTGTTGGTAAAGGGGGCGGTCGTAAAAGGGGAACAATCCCTCCTCAATTAGCAAACAAGCTTTTAACAATTAAAAAACATCATGGTCTTTCTGATAAAGATTGTGATGCTCTTTTTAAGTATGCTCAAGAAACAGATATGATGATGGAGGATTTAAACAGTTTATCAGTATTATTAAAAACAGGAATAAATTTAGAGGCTGCTATTGAGCAACTTCATGATTATTCTGTTTTTTCGGTGACATTTATTGCTGATAAAAGAGAAGTAAGTTCTTTAATGCAAAAACATTGTATACAATCCAAACCACTATTATTCAAAAGAATAATTTATGGTAAAACGCCATCTCTTAAAAAACCCAATTTTGTAAAGGTATAAAATCATGGTAACACTTCCATTCATTAGAACAGTCAAGGTAGCAAAGCGTGTTACGTTTGATCTTGCGAGTGAGCATCACTGGATAAAAATTTACAGGTGTATTTACAAGGCAAGAGGCTATTCTTTAGGGATAATCAAGTTTGAGAAAAAGACAGATCAATATGTTTATTATCCAACATCTAACACTGTTCTCACTCCGGATTCTTTAAAGGATATAGTTGAATTTCTTGCAGAGGTTAACCGGAAATAGGAGGAGATTATGACAGTAGACGTATGTTCTGCAATGATGTATGATAGTATTAAGAAGAGTGGGTATGTTGGGAAGAGGCAAGCAATGTTCTTGTATATCTTTATGCGCGAGAACCGGCCACTAACCAGGATTGAGGTTAATTTTTTAGTTAATTCCGAGTTTGGGTCAAAGTCTTTAGAGAAGTATGATCCGCGCCGTATAAGTGAATTGAAGAGGATGGGGTTTTTAACAGAATATGATATTGTTCATTGCCATCATTCTCAACAAAGGGTGAACCGTTGGAAGTGGACCGGCCGGACAGAGCCGATGAAGAAATATGAGGTTTGTATGACTTGTCCGAGATGCAAAGGGATGGGAACAATTAAGCAGGATCAGTATTATCCATAATTAGCGCTTGACAAATTAAAAATTGAAGCGCATAATAATTCATACGCTAGAGGATAAGTAACCATTATGAAAAACATAAAAAAACAATTAGATCATTTTCCGACGAGGATAATGATCTTTTTTTGTGGGTGGGGATTAAAGAGAGGTTCCTCTAGCGAGGATGGTTAGCCTCTCTCCCTGCCCGCTTTTTATTTAAGGAGTAGAAGATGAAAAAAAGATTTAACCATGAGGATGAAGCAGCGGCCTATTTAACGAACCGAGGATTTAAGATTTTTGGAAGGCTTGTAACGCCTCCACAAAACACAATTGTTGGAATTAAGACATGGGGAGTATTGGATTATTTAGGATGCCAGTTGAAGAGGAAAGTAGGATTTACTTTACCTGAAATAATGTTAGTTATTATTTTGATTGGATTTCTTAGCTCGATGTTTATACCTTTTTTCCCAAAGTTAAAACAATAAAGTTTTGAAGAAAAAAAAAGGGCTCAAGTTGTTTCTATTGATTCTGAAGGAAATAAGCTTTGGCGGGTGTATGATTTTGGCCGGTGGATTTATTATATGCCAGGAGGGGAGACTTCTTGGGAAGGTGGAGGAAAAGGTAACAATCTTATGGGGGTTAAATAATGGAATATATCCATGTTAGAAGCTTAGAGCAGCATCATCCAGGGTATAAAGACCGGACTATGCAATGGGGAAAGATCTTTATTAGCATGGTTCAAGGGGATCCGGAGTTTGAGCTTATTGACTCTGAGGTTGATAAATGGAGATTCGTTTCAATGATACTTTTAGAGCTTCAAGCAAGGAAGCCTTTACCTAATACTGAGAGATATTGGAGAAGTAAGGGGTTTGATCTTAAAAAACGACCTATATCATTGACGTTACAAATGTTACACAACTTTTTAGATACCGTAACGGAAGATGAACCGAAGCCGTTACCTAGAGTAGAGAAGAGTAGAGTAGAGAAGAGTAGAGAAGATATATTGTCGGGCAAGCCCGACCTTACGGAACCAATTAGGTATTTAAACCTAAAAACAAGAAAATCTTTTTCCATAAACACTAAACCAATTCTTAATTTGATTGCGGCGCGGTTTAATGAAGGCCGGTCGATTGAGGACTTTAAGAGGGTTATTGATTGTAAGTGCGGGAAGTGGCTTAAAGATCCTAAGATGATGGATTATTTGCGGCCCAGCACTTTATTTAATGCAACCAACTTTGAAAACTATTTAAACGAAAAGGAAGAACATGACAATATCCCCCCCAGCCTCAGAAAGTTTATCAAGAGATAAAATAACCTTATTTGAATCTATTGTAAATGATAGCCCTAAGTCAATACCTACTGAGCCACAAGAGGTTAGAGAATTTCATGCTCTATCTAAGATCGAACAGATGAAAACAGCTGAGTTATATTATGATAATGATGCGGTGAAGGATTATTATGAGGTAAAATGGAAAGCTGAACTGCATAATCGGGATTGTTTTTTATGGCTTTGGGAGGTTTATAAGGATGAGCCTAAAGAAGAGTTTGGCCGAAGGCGCGCGCTTGAAGATAGAATGGCGCAGTTTAGGCGCGTTATTACCGGCAGCTACAGGCCGTATAAAGCTTTAATGTTGAATTTTGCTAAATATAAATTTAATGAGCCAGGTGCGCCAGGTGGGAAACAGGTAGAATGGGATGGTTAAAGCGTCAGAGGTTCTAACTCAGGAAGAGGTTGAGAAGGTTAAGGAGCTCTGCAAGATGTTTCACTGCGATCTGAAAGATGTTAGGATTATTGATAAAATTATTACTGAACCGTTTGGGATAAAAATCTAAGGCGTGGATTACAAATCGAAAGGAATGTAGTCACCTCAGCACGCCTTAGAGGATTTGAAAGGAGAATCATGAAAGACTGGTGGTTTGATATGAAAGATTGGTTCTTTGTAGCATTAGTTTTGTCTATTGTTATAGCTGCTATAATGACGCATATTCAATGTAACAGGGCGCAGAGGAAGGTAGAGGATTATGAAAAGGGGATGAATGGGGAAGATTAGATGATTATTGTGTGGGTTGTATTTATAATATCAATGTTTTTTATCTTGAAAGGACCTAAATGGATTCTAAAAACACTGAACAAATTGAAGGAAAGAAATTATTAGTAATTGTGCCTACACGCGGCCGGCCAAAGATGTTGAAGAAGTTTATTCAGTCTTTTGAGAAAACAGCTTCACGCGACACAACTGTCCTTTTTTATCTTGATGATAATGATCCTGAGTTGCAGAGGTATCGTCAGCATATCAAGCCGTATCCATATATGATAGGTAAGCAAAAGACAATTACGGAAATATTCAACGGAATAGCAACAGAATCCTTTCCGGATATGGATTATTACATGCCTTGCAATGATGATTTTATCTTTCACACAAAGAATTGGGATCTGAAGTTGATGGATGTGATCAAGAAGAATACTGGTAGCGGGATAGCTTTCGGTGATGATAAGATTCAGGGTCAGAATATGTGTACCACTTCTGTTATATCAGGTGATATTGTCCGCGCGGTTGGCTATCTTCAGATGCCTTCGCTCACACATCTTTGCGGTGATAATGTGTGGTATACGATCGGTAGAGGTATTAACCGGCTATATTATTTGCCGGAGGTTGTTATTGAGCATAATCATTTTATGAATGAAAAGGTTGAGAAGGATAAGATTTATGAATATACAAATAGCCAGAGTATGTACGATCGGGATGGCGCGGCGCTTAAGCGGTGGGTTAAGGATTCAGCTAAGAATGATGTTTCTAAGATTATGAAGGTGTTGCTGAGGGATTGTAAGGCTACTATTTCTGTGTGCATGATTGTAGCTGATTCTGAGAAGCCGGAGGTATTGAAGAGGGCATTGTCAAGCTTTGATGGGTGGGTTGATGAGGTTAAGATTGTTTTTAATTATAAAAATCATAGGTCTTTTAATTTTGGTAAAAAGTTTGTAAAGTTTTGCCATAATTATATGATTAAAAATGGTGAAAATTCTATAGGATGGCAGTACATTCATTTCACTGATTTCAGTGAAATGAGAAATAAGTCTTTAGAAATGGCAACCAAAGATTATATTTTATGGCATGACACAGATGATTTTATTGATAACCCTTTTATACTTAAAGATTATATTATGCGGAATCCGGAAGCGGATGCCTTTAAATGTGAGGTTCACAGCTACACAGAGAAAGGCACGAAAGAGATCCTTCTTCATAATCGGCTATTTAAGAATGGGAAAGGTTTTTATTTCCGCAATAAGCTGCATGAAGATGTTACATTTTCAATGCTTGAGGCCGGCGCTAAGGTTAGCCGGTCCAATATTGTTTGTCATCATCTTGGAAATCGTATGTGGAAAGATGTGAAGAGGAAGAACCTCCGCAACTTGAAGCTTGCTCATGCTGACATGGAAGGGGATCCGCACTCGCTTAATTACTTTGCTATTGTTAATTCTCTTATGATACAGGGCGGGCATAAGAATAATATTAAGGCTATTAAGTATATTGATAAATGTTTTGAGAAATTTCCTCCTGATCCTGAGAAACCAGATCCTCTTACTGACAAGATGTGGATTTTACGTGGGTTATGTTGCCAAAAGAATGGTCAGATAATGGCGGCCAAGCAGTCATTTCATAAGGCTTATGATGAGACACAGAGTATTGGATCAGCTATAAACTTAGCTGAGCTGTATTATCGGGAAGAGGATTATTTGAAGGTTGTTGAGATGCTTGCTCCAATTTATGCTCAAGATGAAGTTGTTATTAATAATATGGCGGTTGATATTCAAGAGCTTCGGATTCTTCTTGTTAAGAAGCTTGCTGATGCCTGGTTTGAAATATCAAAAGAATCCAAACATCAGGAAGATATTCAGAAGGCCGAACAATATTATCGAGAATTTATGTCAAATATGAATGTTAATAAGCGGGATCTAATATTCTTAGATGGTGGTGATAAGCTTTGTCAGGTTCTCCGGAATACTGGCCGGCTTGAGGAGTCTTATATTATTACCATTAATCTTGTGAATAATTTTCCGCGCTATGATGTTGGATGGTGTAATTTAGGATCGTTTGAGTTGATCCAGAAGCGCTATCAAACGGCTACTTTATTCTTAAATAAAGCTCTTTCTATTAATCCAAGATTGGAGGATGCGCGGCATAATCTGAATATGATAAAAAAGGCTGGATTAAAATGACATGTGATCATCAATTAGCAACAGTTGATCAGAAGTTTGTTGATGTTTTTAAAGCTATTGAGGCTCAGATGTCATCAATAACTTCTCAGCGTTTAACCTTGCAGAATTTAGAGACACAAGCAATTTTAATGAGAGATAAGAATTGGGATTCGATTATTGAAACATATCATCTTCCAACGCTGGCTGAAATTACTAAAGATGGATTGTTTCTTCAGATAAATTATGAAACTAGAAAAATTACATTGGAGACTAAGAAATGAAAAAAGATAAACTATTTGTATTTCTCATAATTTGCTCAGTGATTATTTTTGCTATGCACTTTGTAGGTACGGAGAGCGACAGAATAAGTGAGCCTAAGCGAATAGACGAACTTCAAGAGAGAATGCACTACGTTGAGCTTATTGTTATTAATCACAATAAATACATCGGAGAGCATAAAACTGTTATGCACTATGGCAAAGACCACAATGAAAGAAAAAAGACTCCCTACAGATGGAGGCTATTAAAACCATGATTATCGCTTGGGGAGTGTTTATAATATCAGTGGTGTGTATTTGGTTTTTTAGTACGTATAGGGTTGTGATAAAACTTAGAGAGGAGAACGATGAAAGAACAGACATTAGACAATATTAGTAAAGTGCTTTCTCCGATAGCCTGTCTATGTGCGTTAATACTATCTTGCATTCTTGGAGAACTTGGATGGGCTGTTGCTAGTATGTTGTTTCTGGTTAAAACTGCGGAATACTGGAGTCCAAACCTATGACAAAAAAGACATTAGAAGAGGTATTAATGAATCCTTCAAAGAGTAAAGAATTGAGTGTTAATTTTGGAGTTGTAAATCATTCTAAAGCTAGGTTTTTATCCTCCGCCATCCTCTCTTGGATTAAGGAACGTATGCTGAAGGAGAAGAGCAAAGAGTGGTTTCTTGGGAAAATAACCCATGCTGACAAAGAATTGGCAGATATACAGGCTAGGTCAATGGAAATCGGCTACAACCAAGCGATTAGAAAAATGAAAGAGGAGCTAGGTCTATGAAAGTATATTATAAACAAAACTAACCAAAAGGAGGAGAAATGAGCAAACCAGAAACAATCAAGATTGATGAAGTCGAGTATGTAAGGAAAGATTCAACATCAAAAGAAGTTGAAAAGAATTACGTTATCGTGAGAACCTACTCAGCAGGAGTTCACGCAGGGGAACTGGTTGAAAGGAAAGGTAAGGAAGTTTTTCTAAAAAATGCTCGTAGACTTTGGTATTGGGATGGTGCGGCTTCTCTATCACAGTTAGCGATGGATGGCGTAAGCAAACCTGAAAACTGTAAATTTCCGTGTGAAGTTACAGAAATTTATTTAACTGAAGCTGTTGAAATAATATCATGCACTAAAAAGGCCATGGATAGTATAAAAGGAGTTAAACAATGGAAAAAATAGACATGATAGGCAAGCTCTCTGGCTCTGGCTATGGCTCTGGCTATGGCTATGGCTCTGGCTCTGGCTCTGGCGATGGCTCTGGCTCTGGCTCTGGCGATGGCTCTGGCTATGGCTATGGCGATGGCTATGGCTATGGCGATGGCTCTGGCGATGGCTCTGGCTCTGGCTATGGCTCTGGCTATGGCTATGGCTCTGGCTCTGGCTCTGGCTCTGGCGATTGCTCTGGCTATGGCTATGGCGATGGCTAGACCTAAACGGTTTAACTCAGACCTACTAAGGTCTTTATTGGAGGTTCTATGAAAGACATTAAGAAGCCGGAGATTGAACGAATATTGCTTGATAATGGGAAAGACATCCATAGAGATTTAATGGTTTGGTATGAATCTGATATATCTACTGAGGAATTAGCTAAAGCCCTTGACCCCTATCTCAAACAAGAGATTATAAAGGCTAGGGCGGAAATGCCGGAAAGACACCAGATAGAGTATATTTTGATTACTCAATTAAACGCCCCGCTGGAAGAAGTAGATGTTGAGAATTGCATTGGTGCGCTTATTAAATTATTTGAAAAGGAAAATGTTTGACAAAATCATATTTTTACTTTACTATAAAAGTGTTACTCGTTTTTTCTCCTCTCTTACAGCCGGATCCGGATCGTCATGATCTTGGTCCGGCATTTTTATTATGATAAAAAAGAAAACTAAAAAATCTAAACCAAAAAAGAAAGCTAAGGAGAAGCCTTTAAAAGAAGTAAAAGATCAGGATAAGCACTTAACTAGACTTTACATAGAAACTGATTTGAATGGCAATGAAGTTGCTAAGAGATTAGGCATTACTCGTCAAGCAGTTTGTCAAAGATTAGGTAAGCCGGAGGTAAAGAACTTTGTTCAAGAGCAAATTAACGGAAGTTTGGCCAGAGCTAAGATAACTCGGTCCAGAGTTTATAAAAGATTAAGTTATCTTCTTGATGCAAAAAAAGTTGATTCAGTATTACTAGATTTTGTTCCGGATAATGCTGCAATTGGGAAAGCTGTTGAATTAAGCTTGAAGCTTTATGGTGATTATGGCGGTGATGAAGATAGTAAGAATGATGGTGTTACCGCGATTCAGGTTAATATTAAAAATGCTGCAATGTTCATGACAAAACAGGAGATGGAATCAGTTGCCAGAAACTCAAGAGAATAATTTGGCATTAGATATTGATTACGAACCTCTTCCAAAGCAATCAGACTTTCATTTATCGGAAGCAAAGTACAGATTATACATAGGTGCATGGCGCGCGGGTAAGACTTATGCCGGCTGTATTGAAGTATTTAAACAATGCCTTGCCTATCCTGGCTGTACCGGCGTTATATTCCGCAAGGATTATGTTGACTTGCGTGATACCACGATTAAAACACTCCTTGACGAAGTTATTCCTGAAGATTTTGTAAAAGAACATCACCGGACCGAACATAGGATTATGCTCAGGAATGGCTCAACAATCCTTTACCGGCATCTGAAGAATGGTAAAAAGCTCGGATCTTTGAATTTGTCTTGGTTTTTTATTGATGAGGCTGAAGAGATTGAAGAGACTATGTTTGAATATCTCAAGGGCCGCTTATCCTCAACCCTCTCAGATAGGCGCTGCGGGTGGCTTGTATCAAACCCGCCTAATGAGGATCACTGGATTTATAGGGTATTTGAGCTTGAAAACAACCCTGGCCATGCTACCTTTCATGCCTCGACTTATGAGAATAAAGAGCATTTACCGCCTGATTACATAGAATCTTTAGAGCATTTACCCCCATCCTGGCGTAAAAAGTACCTGGAAGGGCAATATGGCTTCACGCCGGATGGTAAGCCGTACTATGAGGGCTACATAGAGATGGTTCACAAGCGTAAATGCAGTTGGAATCCTCAGCTTCCGATTGATTGTGGTTGGGATCCTGGCTACCATCATCAAGCTTTTGTGGTAACTCAGATCGATGGGCCGTATTGGAAGATTTTGCGTGAGCTCATGGGAACGGACATTACAACTGAGAGGTTTGCGGAGCTTCAGGTTGTTCCTTTTTTAAATGAGAATTTTCCTAATGCCAACATTAGATATTTCGGAGATCCGGCATTTCATCAGGTTAATGATAAGTCAGAACAAACATCACATCAAATACTACAGCAAAAGAAAATTTTCATCCATACTAAAGTTTCAGAATATCGCTTGCGTAAAGAGATTATTGAGAGTAAGATAAATACATTGCAGAGTGGATTACCATTAATCGTAGTAGACCCTAGTTGTAGAATAATTAATGATGGCTTTTTAGGAGGGTATCATTATCCTGTCAAAAAAGAAGGGCAACAATCAACCTATAAATTTGATATTCCTTTTAAGGATGGATTTTATGAACATCCTATGAACGCGTTAGAGTATGTTGCAGTTAATAGATTTTCGCCGCTGAAGTCTACTGGACAGCGAGGAGAAAAGAAGAAGCCTGGATCGATGGATAATATGTAATGAGAAAGATTAACTTTCCAGATGGAACAATTTTAGAACATGATAAATATTTTGTTCGTCATATTGTGTTTTTAAGATTTTTATTTTGTTTAAACTAACCAAACAGGAGGAAAAAAATGAAGAAAGTAATTGTAATCGCAGTAGTAATGTTGTTGATGTTTGCAGTAGTTTCACCCGCGTTTGCATACAATATTGAAATGTTGGATGAAATGGATTTAGGTATCAAGGTCAAATCTGATGATATTGTTTTTACATCTAAGCATATTGATCTTGGTGCAGAGATAGGGGCTTTTAATCTTGATAATTCTGACACCGCGAAAGCAAGTGCCTATGCAATGGGGGTTGTTAACATTAAAGGATTCAGTATAATAAACTCAATTATGAGTTTGTTCGGAAAATAAATTAAAGGAAATTCCCAGTACGCAAGCTGGCAAGTGGGGGCAGAGCCTACTTTTAACCTAACCAAAGGCTAATTTATGCGTGAAAAGAAATTTGAGATCAAAATTGATCGAGCCAAATCTAAGATAATAGCTCAGGTGATTGAAAAGGAAATAACAGTATCCCGCACACAAAATCAAATAGTCTACAAGATGGCCCGCCGATGTGAGCGCCAATATGCTCAAATAACTAAATATATGGATTCAGGAGCAACAGCTGATTATCCCTGGTACAATGCAGCTGATTATTTCATTCCTATGACAGAATGGATGGTTGATGCTATCCACGCGCGCGCCATGAGGATTTTATTCAGCCAGGAGCCATATCTTCAGGCAGTTGGTGAGGAAGCGGCTGATGTGGACAAGGCAGATGGTGTAACGGATTTTGTTGATGGGATCATGCGTGAGGTTATTCTTTTGTTTGAGAATACAAATTACTTTATAAAGCAGATGATTAAACTTCCGTTTGCTGTTTTAAGGTATGATATTACACAGGAATTTGATCGGCGCTTTACGATTGAAGAGGCAAATACTTTTACAAAAGATAAAACCGGAGAATCAGCTGACATTCTTCCGGATGATCCAGAGGCTATGGATAAGAGTTTAGGGCTCATATCTGATGGATTTACACCTTCCGGTAAGCGGGATGTGTTTGTTACTGAGGATGTGAAGCTTATAGACGGTCCTCAGCTAGAGTATATTAATTTTCGTGATTATGTATGGGCCGGAAATGCGAAGCGCGCAAAGCGACCGCATTGGGAAGGTAATAGGTTTTGGCTTACGATCAATGATATGAGGATGAAGGCAAAGCAGGGCAGATTTATTGAAGATAGTGTGAAATCTGTTGAAAACAACAACATGGAGAAGAATGTTGAGGGATTCAACAAAGTTGTTGCTCACAGAGCCATTCTAAGGCCCTGTTACAATTGGTATGGCCGACTTCCATTCAATTCACAGAAAGAAATTGATTTTGAGGACAAGGATGCTATTGAGCAGGAAGTATTCTGTCAGATTGATTTTAAGGCTAAGGAGCTGCTTTCAATAAGCCACTGGTATCATGATCGGAATCCGTTTCCTGAGCGGGTGTATATTCGCGGTATGTATGAAGAGACTGAGCATTTTTGGGGTCGGTCGCTTTGTCAGAAGCTTTGGAATACTCAGCGGGAGATAAATACTCTTCACAACACGATTATGAATAATGCCAACATTGCTATGCAGAAGATCTTCGTTAAGAAGAAAACTCTCACTGGTGAGGATTGGGAGCGGCCGGAAGTGTTTCCTGGCGCGATATGGGAGGAACAAAACGCTGGTGATATTAGGGTTTTAAATGTTGGTGAGGTAGCAGCAATTAGTATTGATCTTGAGGCTTCATTGTTGAATTTTGCTGAAAGATTATCAAATATCTCTATCTTCCAAACAGGAACAGCAAGGCAGCAGGGCGGGCAAAAGACTAAGGGCGAGGTTGATTTAACGGTTGCTGAGGGCAATATTGGCCTTGACAACTTTGTCCAGCGGGTTCATATTCTGCTTAGGAAGATTGCTAAGTGGACCGTAGATTATTATCATGAAGATATGCCGCCTGGTTTGGAGCGCCGTATTCGCGGGGATGATGGTGAGATTGTATTTCCGACTGATGCGAATATGCAACAGTTTCAGGATAAGGATGTTGAGCGGTATTGGAAGAAAGACGATTTGGCCGGACAGTTTGATTTTGTTTGGAAGGGAACCAGCCTAAGCTCTAATAAACAGCTTCAGGTTGCTATTTCTGATGATCTTATGGATAGGTTATTGCCTCAGCCAATGGTTGCCGGTAGTTTGCTACATACTTGGGAGATTCTTAAAGACAATCTTTTATCAAAAGGCCATAAGGATTGGCAGAAGTTTATTCCTACGCGAGAAGCAATTATTACAGAAATGAAGAATATTGAGGAGCGGGCTTCAATTAAAAGTAAACAGAGAGCTAATGAGCGCATCATTGATCGCGCTTCTGAGCAAATAGAAGGATTGGAGGTAAATCGTGCTGGGGCTGGGGAACAAGGACAAGAAGCAAGCAAATAAGATTAAGAAGGACACGATGAAGAAGCGGGATGAGCTTCTTAGGTGTGCTGAGGAGATGCGCCGGCTTACGCTAACGCCTAACTCCGGATGGCATGAGTTCATTGATATTCTTAATAAGTACGTTGATGCTCAGATGAAGCATAAAGCTCTGACAGCTTTGGACAGGGCTGATGAAAAGACGATCTATGAGCTGAAGCTGATCGATCATGAAATATATTTAATCACTCAATTCATTAAGAAGATACCGGCTAAGATTTTTGCTAGTGAGGATGATCTTATTAAGAAGATTGAACAGGAAGAGAAAACAAGTAAGCAAGATGTATCGGAGGATACATAACGTGGGTCCTAAGATAAGTTTACTTATTAATAGCCGAATTGAAGGTAACGCGAATCATGGGCTAAAAAATTTGTTAGATGATTTGGCCACGAAATGTGTTGATCCAAAGAATTTTGAGGTTTTGATTAAGTTTGATGATGATGATCAAGGATTTTCTGAAGAAGAAATTTGGCTTCGTGATTGGCCTGATAAAGATAAATTTTTAGTTAAGTTTATTGTAACCCCGCGCCGCAGAGGATACGCGGATCTTCATTGTGGTTACGCTGATTTAATGCCTTTTGTTTCTGATAGCTCTAAGATCATTGGTGCAGTAGCGGATGATATGCGGGTTGTTAATCCTGGGTGGGATAAGGTATTAATTGATACAGCTTTAGATCGCCGAATGTTTATTATTCATCCTCACAAGCCGAATGAGAGTGTTAATATTGATATGTTGGAAGTAACGAATCATGATGAATCACCGTTTTGGAGTAAGCAGCTTATTTATGTTTGCCAGTGTAATTGGTGGATATACGCGACGGATGCCTGGACTACAGCACTTGAGTATTGGTTAAATAAACATGGCACAAATATAACATTGCTTACTTGTGCCGGAATGTTTCAGCGTAAGTTTAATGGAGATATTGATTCGATGGCAAATAAAGAGCGCTGGAAGGTCCGTAGCGAGATGTTTAAGTTTACAACAACTGATTTCTTTAAAGATATGGTTCGGATTCAGGCTTTGAATATTATACACAATAACTAAGGGGGAATTATGGCAAAGTTTATTGATTTAGGGATTAAAAGAAAAGAAGAGTTTGGGGAGCCGTTTGATTCTAAGAAACATGAAAATGAGACAGTGTTTCCTAGTTTTCGTATTCACAAAAATGTGCCGGAGGAGCTGTTTAAGTTTAATCCTGACACAGATGTGCGTGCTGAGGTAATTCTTCGCGTTAAAAGTAAAGAGGTTAATGAATCTGCTGATAGTAAAAGAAAAGAAATGTCTCTTCAAGTTAAGAGTATTAAAATACTTGGTAAAAACAAAATGACCAAAGAAGAATTTAAAAAAGCGTCTGATGAAGAACGTGATGCGGAAAGCACAAGGTTGCTTGATGTTTAGAAATAAGCCAAAAGGAAGAGGTGGCAAGGGAGGCAAAGGAACTAAAGGGCCGTATGGTTAAGCTCTCTGGTAACAGGTTGCGATTACGATCAGGCGCGATAAGGCAATTTAAGTCTGCTCAGGCAAGAGAAAACTTTGAAAGAGTTGCTACTGCCGTTAGAGAAAATCCTGAATTTGCCAAAAAGCTGAAGAAGAATCAAAGACTTGGGAGAGCTTAACTTGTCTTTTCCGACGCTGATATTTATATTAATTATGTTTGTTCTGACAGTTTGTGATATTAAGAGATTGATTATTCCTAATGTGATTGTGTTGCCGGCTATTGCGGTTGGGATATATTTTACTGGTAATTGGGATTATGCTTTGTTGATGTTTTTGATTGGAGCTCTGATCTTTTCTAAAGGTGCGTTTTGCGGAGGGGATGTAAAACTGATGGCAATGGTAGGTGCTTTCATGGGGAATTATTCTTTTTTAATTTTATTGTTTGCATTTGCTCTTAATATATACTATCATAGGAATACGTTCTTATTTAAACCTAGACCGTTTACGCCATTTGTTTTGATACCGAGTTTATTTTTTATATGGGTATGAAATGGGAATGCGAAAAGTGCGGAGACTGTTGTCGATACGTTAGGTTAGTTTCTAAGGACCTGGATCGCGGTGATGGAACTTGTAAACATTTGAATGATGATAATTTGTGTTCGATTTATTATGAGCGACCGGAAATTTGTAGAGTTAAAACTGATAGATATACCAAAGGAATGATTGAAGCATCTTGTAAATACGTTAAGTCGTTAGTTAAGTTTTTAGGTTAAATTGATAGGGTTATGTGATGCCAAAAATGCTTACAAAAAGATGGTTATTCAAATTTGATAAATGTGTAAGATGTAAAAGAAGTGGACAGCGACATAAAGCGAAAGGATTATTTTGACTGTATTATGCAGGAAGTGCCATTCTTCTTTGCATAAATATTTTAGGTTAAGAGATAAATTTAAGTATTACAAAAATTTAATTATCTATTAGTTCGCTACTAGTAGATACCAACATTGCTTTAAAGGACAGATTCTGATGCATCAGTCAGATCTGTCCTTTTCTGTTGGTTTTGCTCGTAATCAAGACGACAACCAGGAATCCGGTAAGAGTACCGGCCAGAGGCCGTCATTAAGAAGGAGCAATATATGTTTTATTTTTTAAAACCAATTCTAAACCTTCTATTCAACATTACCTCTGATGAGAGAGGATTAATTAAGGATGGTCAGACGGTTTACCCTGATGATGGTGAAAAGGGTGAAGAGGAAGAAGGTAAGGAAGAAAAAGAGGGTAAGGAAAAAGAAAAGGATCCTAACGCCGAAGGCGAGGAATCTCCTGAAAAGGATAAAGAAGAATCGGCCGGCGCTAAAGATAAATCTAAAGGCGAAGAGGAAGCTTCCCCTGAAAAGGATAAGGAAGAAGAACCTGAAGCTGATGGAAAATACGGTGAATTTGGTGATGATCCTGATAAACTGTGGGAGGCTTATCAAAATCGTGCTGGAAAGATGGGTGCTACGGAAGGTAATCTTTCCAATTTACGTACTGCTTTGGATAAGTCAGGGATTGGGATAAGCACAGACGAAGATGGGAATATCACCTTTACTGAGAAAGAACCATCGAAAGAGAAAGAAACAAAATCTTTCGAAAAGAAATTCACCGACGAGCACAAGAAAAAACTGTCTAGTTTCTTTGACAAAGAAGAAGATGGGAACACGTTTGTTGAGCTTCTTTCAATTTTGGCTCAAGATGCCGTTGATCAAGGTTTCTTTAATACTAAGCAGGTAACATTAAAGAATAAAGCTGCGGTTACTAAATTTCTTGCTGATCAAGAAACTGCTAACGGAATCTTGGATGAGATGTATCCGGAGCTTGATCCTGGCAATCGAGAGGATTTTTCTAAGGGTAAGAAGGCAGCAAACAAAGTATTCAACCAGGCCTTTTATGATCGTGCCACTGAAATTTGGCAACAAAAGTATCAAGGTAAAGATGCTTATGGAGAGTTAAAATCAGCCAGAGAAGCGGCTGCTGAACTTCAAATTGTTCTTAAAAGAAGTGGTTCCGCGAAGAAAGAAGGTTATCAGCAGGGCAAGGCCGGAAAGAAGATTGTTGGTCCGGTAGATGGATCTTCTGATAAGTCAGAGAAAGAAGGCGGTAAGTTAACAAAGCAAGAATATCTTGCACTTTCTGAAGAGGAGCGGGAGGAACACGACAAGAAAAACATTTAATTAATGAAGGGAAAAATATGTTCATAAAAATTGCATATCTGTTTAGAAGTATATTGATGTGCCAATCAGGTGTATCCACACTTGATAGTTTGGTTGTAACCGGCGTTGCTGATATTGATGATGTCATTCCAGAGTTTTGGGCTGACGGAGTATTTGCTGATGGCAACAGAGACTCCTTTTGGGGAGCGCTGACAGGTTCAGAAGGAACAATGATGCCTGTTATCGACAAGACCGGTCCATTACGCCAAAAAGGTGATCAATTAAGTTTTAGTGTCATTTCACAGCTGATGGGAACTGGTGTTACCGGTGAAAATCAGTTACTCGGAAACGAGGAATCTCTGTCAGTGGGAACATTCACTGTATCAGCAGATTTTGTTCGTCATGCAGTTGGTATCACGAAGAAGGCAGATCGTCAAGCTAACTTCAGCCAGGTTAAATCAGCAGGGGTTCTTCTGAAGGATTGGATGAGCCGTAAGATGGATGCTGACATCTTCACCTTGATTACAGCTGATACCAATGAAACAATCTTTGCTAATAGCAAATCCTCGGTAGGTGAATTAAATGCTGACGATGGTGATGTGTTTGGGCCAACTGAGTTGGACCTTGTGCGTTTAGCATTGTTGCGTAAGGGAGCTTTGCCGATTGTTGCAAAGCTTAACAACGGCCGTAAGGTTCCTATTTATGGTTGTGTTTTCAGTGAAGTTGAAGAGTATCGCTTGAATCAGAATACAGTATTTGTTCAATCGATACAAAATGCTTTGAAGAGGTTTGACGGAGACGGTGATCATCCTCTATTCAAAGGAGCAATTGGTGTGTTTAAGAATATGGTGCTTTATACCTATTATTCTTTACTTCCGATTCCTCAAGGTACACCGCTTCGACCTGAATCAACTGTTTTTGCAACATTAACGACAACGGCCACAACCTTGTCTGTTGGTGGGGCAACCACAGCAACTTCAACTCAGCCGGACTTCACTATTTATTTTGCATCAAGTGGATCCTTACAGGTTGAAGATGAAATTATTTCTTATAGCGGTAAAGGCAAGAATAGTTTCACAGGGTTGACAAGAGGCGTTTCAAGTACCACAGCTGCATCTCATGTTATTGACAAGCTGGTTACACAGCGAAATATTGCTACTGTAATTGGTTTTGGCGCGCAATCAGTTTGTCGCGCATTAGGTGATAAGCCAGGTCCTATCGGCCAGAAGAAAGATTATGGTATGGGGATTGGTTTAGGCATCGAGGCATATTATGGTCAAGCTCTGCGAAAAGACAGCCGTCTTAGTCGCGCAGCCGGTATCATAAATATGAAAGTTTACTCCGCTAACCCATCAACTATATAAGGAGAATGATATGAATAAAAAGCTCATTTTTGTTATTTTTCTTATAATGTTGTTGGCTGTTCCGGCCTTTGTTTTCGGTGATGCGACAGTAACAACCGGAAGGAATATCAGGACTGCTGGATCCGATCAAGGGTTTTCTCAAACAACTGCGATCGGTGGCGCTCGGAGTGGTAAGGTTTTAGAGATTGACAATCGTGGTTCGGCAAGCGTTTTTGAATATCCAAAGACTGTAACATCTATTGTTGGTTCAGAGATGTCTGCGGGAAAGCTTGTTCATACAGGTGCGGCAAGGCTAACAAGTATTACGGTTAGTGGACTTACAACATCCGCAGCTGACTATGTTCTAGTTTATGATGCCTTAAGTGCTACTGGAACTCCGAAATTCGAGGTCAGTATAGCTGTAACAGGTGAAACGTATCATATTAATATTCCTGGTGGAGCTCAATTTTCTACAGGTATATTTGTTGTTGGTATAGATACGGAAGTATTTGCAACTGTAACGTATGACTTCTAAATTATAGAAACGCGAGATAGAAGGAGGATATAGGGGATAATGGTTGATATAGTCTTAAAGGCAATATTACTGTTATCCCCTATTTGTTATACAACTGGGTTTGATCTTGAAAGATTCAATGTTTTATTCTTTTATTGTGCTGTAATGGCGTTGGTTGGCGCATCGTTCATTGATAAACCGAAGAGGCATTATAATTGTCCGGTTATGGGGATATTTCTTATTTTCTTAATACTCCAATTGTTTTGGCATAACTTTGATGGTGCTATTACCTCAGCAACATTGAAGATATGTTTATCTCTTATTGGAATCCGGATAATCGCTTTATATGCCTCTAGGAGCGACGTTTTTTTAAAATACATGGTATGGGGTGGGTTGGTTAATATTTTTGTATTGGCGCTTCAAAATATTGGATATAACCCTATTTTTAATCTACCTTGCTATGGTGAAATAGGTGGAATGATGGGCTCAGGGCCCAGGCTGGCAACATATCTCACTTTAACACTACCTTTTGCAATTAAAGTTAACCCTCTACTGGCTTTATTATATGTAGTTGTTTGCTTGTCATTAAAAGAAGTTACGATATTGTTTTTGCTGATTTTCATGATTTTTCTAAGAATTAAGCGCGCCTCACACATAGGATCCGGAATATTTCTTGTGATTACCGGAATTTCTGGTTTTTTATTGTTTAAAGATCAGATTGTTCAATCTTTGAACATTAGATGGTTAGTGTGGGAGCCAACTATCATGATGATCTTTAATAGTCCGCAACAGGGATATGGCATAGGTATATTTCCCTTTGTTTCAAGTCAATTTATAAAAGGAGCTGTTTATGCGGATAATGTTTTTAGCTCTTTGATTCAATTTATATTTGCGGTTGGTTTGCCAGGATTCTTATTTATTGGATGGTTTATGAGAGATTTTATTAAGAATATCCGGTTTGATCATGAAACGATTGCTATGATTGCGCTGATGGTTCTTATGGTTGTGGAATATCCGTTTGAAATTCCGCGTATGTGGCCAACAATTATGGCTGTAATTGGTTTTTATTTAATAACAAAAAAGGAGAAGATGAAATGGATACATTAAGGATTAGGTACAGAGGCACAGAGGATATGATTCCCTGGGATTTTAACGGTAAGCGGTATACATTCACAAAGAAAACTCCTATCAAGGAATATCCGGCTGAGGCTATTAATTGGTTGTTTGGTCAGAGAGATAGAGATTGGAATATGATTTGTGAGGTTCTTCCTGCTGAAGTTAAAACAGCTACGGAAACTAAGAGCGAAGATGTTTCCAAAGAATTTGAATCTCCGTCTGATAGTGGACCTGAGCGAGATGATTCGGTTGATGATAATCATGGGGCCTCATCAGAGGATCATGAAAATGCTGCCAATGCTCATGGCATTGAAGCGGATAAGACAGAAAAACCGGCAAAGAGAAAAAAGAAGAAAGGTAAGAAAAGTGGGGGGAAATAGTCCGTTTGATTCACTTAAGGTCAAGCCGCCATTAGGGAGGCTGTACGATTCGATTGAGTTTACACTTGCAACCGGACAGTCTGATTATGATGTGCGCGCCAATGAATCAAATGCTTTTGTTTCGCTTAAGATTTATACGACAATAAATATCCGGACAACAGAGGAGATAACAATCAAGTTCAATAACTCAAATAACAGCGGTGTTACCATTCCTAGAACAAGACCATTTGAGCTTGATGATCTTATGGAAATAACGGATATGTTCATAACAAATAACTCAGGCAGTACAGCTTCGATTAAAATAATAGCTGTTAGAAAAGGAGACTGACATGATTGGAGACTTCCTAAAGAAGTATCAAAAGCTTGTCAACATTAAGGATCAAATTGTTAAACTTATTGATGAGGTAGGCGCTTTCTTTGAAGATAATAAGGATCTGTTTGTTGATACTGACAATCTTGAAAGAGAAATTACGCAGAAGAATAACGAGCTCTTTGCAGTAAGTGCTGAAATTGATAAGGCCAGCGAGAAGATTAAGGCAATAGAGGAGGAGCAGGGAAAGGTTATTGCTGATTATAAAATTAAAGCTGAGAAGGATCATAAGGAATTTACCCGCGTTGCCGATGCAGAGAATAAACGTATTGATGAAGCTAATGCGGATCTATCTTCTAAGCTTAAACAATACCGGAAAGACTTAAATGATCTTAAGTCAAACCAGAATCAGTTAATTTCTAACCAGGAACAATATAGTCTGGATAATGAGAAGTGTATTGATCAAAAAGCTGAGAATGAAAAAGAAAAGAACCGGCTAAATATCCTCAGTACAGATCTTTCTGTAAAAGAAGAAGAATTGCAGAGTAAGGAAGAGGATGTTTGTTATATGACTGAAGGCATTGGGAAAGAAAGGGCTGATCTTGAAAAGGCAACAGAAGGGATTAATGATGCCAATGCAGAAATTGAGCAAACGAAGATCAATCTTAAGAAAGAAAAGATGGCTTTAGATGAAAGGGATAAAGAGCTTGATTCTAAAGAAGCGGCTTACAATAAAAAGGTTGAGAAGCTTGATAAGTTTGAAAAAGAGCTTGTAGGAAAAGAAGAATCATTAAAAGGTGTTCGTGCTAACCTCGACGCTAAAGATAAGAATCTTAAGAATCTTCAGAATGAATTGGAGATTAAACAAGGTGAACTTAAAGCACTGGAAACTAAGCTGAGAAGAGGTCAATAATGGGAAAAGAAAAGAAGGCTCATGATTCAACAAAGCTTCCTAAGCTGACGGCTCAGCAATTTTATGACAACTATGATTCTGCTGAGTTTACGGTTAATAATGGTCAAAGTAATTATGATGTTTCCGATAATGAAGCGGATGCCTTTGCAAGCGTGAAGAAGGCTCATGCCTGTCTTATCAGAAGCGACAAGACCATTACAATCAGGTTTAATGACACTGGTAATTCAGTTATTACTCTAAAGGATGTTGAGGCCCAGCTTCAAATTCCGCGAGATATGGGATTAGAGATAATAAATATTTTTATAACAAATAATTCAGGAGCAACAGCTAACATTAAAATATTAACGGTTCAATAATGAAAAAGATAATAATTCTATTAATTTTGTTCTTGTTTGTTGGTCATGTAGCAGAGGCTCAGTTTGGATTCGGTAGACCTCTGCGGGCTCCTTCCGGTACAACAGTTCCGGCCACTTGTGTTGTTGGTGATGAGTTTTGGGATACGGATTCTGATACGGATGGGGCTCTTTTTGTGTGTAAGGGAGGTAACGCGTTTAAAGCGGCCAGTCCTGGAACTGCATCAACTGAGTGCTCAACATCTTCCTGTGATCTTCATGTTGATACAACTCTAAACACTCAAGGAATATGCTTAGAAGATGGCACAGATTGTCCGGCGGCAGGGGCAGGAGATTTATTGGCCGATGGTACAGTTCCATTGACCGCTGGTTGGGATGTTGGGGCATTTATTATTACGGCTTTGTCCTTTGCTAGTGATGTTGCAACAGGAACTCCGCCATTGGTAGTAGCCTCTGTGACAGAGGTTGCAAATTTAAGGAGTGCTACGGCATCAGCTTTGGCAGCCAATGGTGGAAATTGCGGGGCTGGTTCATATCCTTTAGGGGTTGATGCGGCAGGGGCAGTAGAGAACTGTACGGATGCCACGACAGAGATCAATAGTGCTATTGCTACGCATTTAGCGGTTGTAGCAGATACCGATACGACAGGACATCTTAACGACACAGATTGGGATACGTTTAATAATAAAGAGCCAGCCCTTACCACCTTTGCCGCGTTATCAACAGCCCTAAGCAATCAAGCGACAATAATGCACAATTTTGTAATTACGAATGGCGATACTGCTATAGATGCAAGCATTACTGATCCGGTTGTTTGTACTAGTAGAATACCAAACAATAAAAAGATTACGGCATGGTATTTTGATTGTGATAAGTCGGGAAGTATAGTATTAGATGTTTGGAAAAACACTTGGAATGACACTCCATTAGTAAATGGTGACTCCATAGCCGGAACGGAGAAGCCAACGCTATCTGCTGATGTTTCTGCCAGCGATACTTCTTTAACTTCTATGACAACAGACTGGGATGCGGGGGATCAAGTTTGTATCGAGATAGAATCCTCGGCAACGGTAACTAAATGTACTTTATCATTTTATGGTTATAACGATTAGGAGAATATGAGAAACTTTTTGAAAATTTTATAAAGGAGGACAAATTGATTAAGAGAATAAGCGTTTTATTAGTTTTATGTTTGACGGTTTTTCTTCTCGGTGGAATAGCATTGGAGAAAACTAGAAGTATTAAAAAGCCAAAAGAAATATATGTTGCCTATGTAGGTGTGGGAGATAAAAGTGGTTCCTCTTGGGCTAACGCTATGGAATATATTGAATGGGAAAATAATGTAGGTTTTGCCTTGCCGCCTGGCAGCAGCATTTATTTTTCGGAGAAATAGAACATGATAAGAAAGACTTTGATTATATTTTTTATGATGTGTGGGGTTTGCTTGGCAGCGACTATCAGCAGACAAAACATAAAACCTAAAGCTGACTATGCCTCAAATGGAAATATGTTCTTTATGGTGAACATGATATGCGAGGAAGAGAATACATCTCTACCTAATGTAATTAATAATATGTTTATAAGAAGCAATGTTATAAACTGTTTACTTGACGGTAGCAATACCTTTGATAAGAGTATTTATCTACCAGAAAAAGAAATTGTTGAGTTGAATTATTATGAAGAACTTGATGCGAGAGTCAAACAGCTCGAAAAGTTCATAACAGACGAGGGGTTGGAGGCTGTGATTGAATAAGAAAAGTATATTATTAATTGTCTTAATTATATTTATACCCTCTATGTCTTGGGGTGCAGCAACTGATTATTACGTAACGGTAGCAGGGGCCGCAGGGAAAGATGGTTTGGCTTGGGCTTCTGCATTTAGTTATTCAGAATTTGAAGCAGACTTTGAAGGTAGCCAAGAGGCAGGGGATAGATATTTCTTTGAAGATGGAACTTATACAATAACAAGTGGTTTAGCTTCAACAGGAAACTGCACTGCGGCACTTCCTTGCGCCTTAATTGGTGTAAAAACAGGAACGTCAGCAGAGCCGCCAACAACTGCTGATTGGTCATATGGCTCGGACAGGCCATTGTTCCAAACAGGAGCTAATGATTATAGGATAACTCCTCACGACCATTTTCTAGTTGCAAATCTAAATATTGAAACAGGAGCATTCTATGGGGTATCTATGGATGTAGATTCAATTCTGTATAATCTTAGAATAGACCATAGCTCGACCAACGCTTCTTCACAAGCTGTTCATTTCTCAGAAAACGGATTACATATTGTTGGATGTGAGATTATTTCTGACGATAACGGAAACATAACTACTACCGGAAATTGGGGGGCAACATGGATTAATAATTATTTGCATGATTCAGTTCAATGTGCAGAAATGTCTCAATTTGGCACATTCATCGGAAATATTGTGGATACTTGCACAACAGGACTTCTTCTAACAAGCGCAAATGAAACTATTATTGGCAACACGTTTTATAATTCTACCACTTGCGTTGATGGCAATACTAGAAACAATGCTACCTTTTTAAATAATCTCTTTGATGAATGTACCACGCCAGTATCATTTACAGCAGAATACACTAGCAACTTATATGATTATAATTCTTGGGATGGTGACGCTTCAAGTAACTCAAATGTAACGGAAGGGCAAAACGATATTGATTCAGACATCACATTAACAAACCCTGGAAGTGGGGATTTCACTCTACCTGATAGTACAGCAGCAGAAGGTGTTGGTATTTTTGGTGCAGGAGCTAATTTCGGATTAACTGGGGACTATAATACAAACATGGGCGCAGATCAAACCGACACACAATCAGGCGGTGGCGGCTCAGTAACAGTAGGATATGGGTTTTAAAATTGAAAACCAAAGTAACAGACGATCCAGTGATTATTTGTTGTGATCAATGTAAAGAACTTCATGGCTCACACTTAGACAAGTGTCCGTATTGCGGAAAAGAAAATGAAGATAAATAAATTTATAATTACAATTTTGATTATGTTTTTATTTTGTCCTTTGGCCCGCGCTGATATATTTGGGTCAACCTCTTCAATAGGTGATTTTGATGAAACGATAAATGCAGCTGATGAGGATATGCTGCAATTCTTTTCTTCAACCGGATTATGGACAAGGATCCAGCCGGTCCATTCAACGGCTACTGATATGCCGGACACAGCCGGAACCAATACAGACCATGATAATAGATACTTGCAGAGGACATTTGTCAATGGTTCGTTTAAAGAAACCTTCGACGCTTTTGTAACTAGCGATGGTGCAACTATTGACATGACTCTTGAGCAATCAAATGGTGGCGGTGATTTAATCATGCAATTCTCTGATTTTGATACTCCGCTGGATTGTACTCCGATTTGCACTATTGAATTAACCGCAGGAAGTGATATAGCCCCGCAAGCAAACTGGATATATATTCCTCAATCAACAAAAGTTCTTACGAAATCAACAAGTGCTTGGCCCACGACAGAGCACATCAAAGTAGGATTCTTCTTTGTTCAGAGTGCAACTTTTGTAAATATTGCTAATCGAGGTGCATTAATTAATCAGAACTGGAACGACCATTTAGCAGGTACAAATAATATGGGGCATATGCTTCACATGGCAGAAGTCATCAGGATGCACACTGGCTATTTCAAAGGCATAGACGGTAACGGAAGCGATAATTTTATTGATATTGTTACAAACGTCGGCACGCCTGATGATGTTTATATTAAAACTACGTCGGGATTTTCCTATCAAGCTCATCTCCATTCTGTTCCAGCAAAAGACATGTCTGATACAGATGTTATGCACGTCGTAAACCATAACACGACTCCATATGACGATATAACGAATCTGAACACTCAGCTTACAGATGCAGATGGAGATTCTATGTCTGGTAAATATTTTAATATTATATTCGGTGTAATTGCCAACAAGACAGGTGAGTATACGCCGTTGGTTATGAATCTCCCCACTGGAAGTTATAATAATTTATCTACAGCTATTGCTGATTCTCAAAATTACGATGTCTTGTCAGGCCCTAGAGAATTTCTGAAAGACAGTACAACAGGAATATTCGTTGCAAGAATAACATTTAAGCATAGTGTGGCAAGTGGCGGTACATGGACAGTCGAAGCAACAAAAGACTTGCGTGCTGGTATATTAGGCGGGGGGAGTTTAAGTTCCAATACTGTAACAAATTTTGCAGACAATCAATTTACAATATTTGACGAAACTGATATTACTAAAATTGTAGATTTTCAAGCAAGCGGTATTACAACAGGGAACACAAGAACATTAACTATCCCCGACGTGAGTGATACTATAGCGGTTGTTGGAACAGATAACGATTTTTCTTCTGACCAATCTTTTCAAGTAGATATATTATTAGATGAAGGCCAGAAATTAATTCTAAACGCTGACGACGGTTCTGATACATATATTGTAGCCAATGTGGATGACAGTTTAAGTATTTGGGTTCAAGGAGTAGAGGTGGAAAAGTATACACCTTAATATGAAATTATGGGAAAAAAAGAAATAAATTCAGACACGGACATAACAGGCATAATACAAACTGATGATTATTTAATCCAAGATTATCCTAGCGGAATAGATGGTTCAGACCAAGATGGCGGAGAAATTTATGATGATTGGAGCTTGGCAACTGCAAATACTTTCACCGATGAAGAAAGCCCCGCAGATCAATGGCATTGTAAGGCAGGAAATGCTGGTGGTGCTGATAGTTTTGTGCTTAGACATCTGTGGGGATTAGCAAATCCTGAAATACCAACAGCTACCATGCAGGTAGAGGTAAAGTTTGACCAACTAGGAACTGCATATGTTGGTAGTAACGCCAGCCTCGATTGTTTTACAATACAACTTTTTAATGGCGTTTCTTTTCACGTTATTTTTATAAGTAAAGATAGTGTATGGTATAACGATACAAGTTCAGTTTTAGCAAGTGTCCAACAATTTGCTTATGCGTTTAATAATACAAGCTGGTGGACTATTAGAGTAATTTTTTACAGAAATTCATTTACTATGTGGGTTAAAGATAATGGCGGTGCTTGGGTTTTAGCTGGTAGTGGTGATGATGCAAGACTAAGTTCTTCATTTAGTGGTATTTATAAGTTGGGGGTATATAATTATCCACCTTCACCGACAGAAACAGAAGCGCATGTTAAATATTGTGTAACACAATCTGGCGCAATTTATCCAACATAAACTATGGCTAAAAAAATAATAGACGCAGAAGTAAATATAACAGGCATCTTACAAACAGACCAGCATATCCGACAAGATAGTATAAGTGCTTTGGGTGGACAGGATTGGGATGGTGGTGATTGGTATGATTTAGGCCCAATAACAGCAGGAACCGTTGTAACTGACGAGGAATCCCCATCTGGTCAATGGCATGTAGAGGTTGGTAATAGTGGTGGTGCTAATAGTTATAGTATAAGGCAACATTGGGGATTAACTCGTGGGCTTTCTACAGGGCAGATAGAAGTTAAGTTTGATAAATTAGCAGGCGGGTTTGACGGTAATTCTAATAATTATGACTGCTTTTATATAGCTCTTTTTAACGGAACTTGTTTTTTCCAAATAATGATTTCAGAAGATAGCGTATGGCTGTGGGATTCTACTAACGCTTGGGTTAAACAATTTGACTATGCTTTTGACAATGTTAGCTGGTGGACAATAAGGGTATTGTTTTTTCAAACAGCATTTATGATGTATGTTCGTGATGACGACGGTGATTGGGTTATGTCAGGGATTGGTGATGACGCAAAAGCCGGCGCAGGTTTTGCTGGGATTTACAAACTTGGAATATACAATTACCCAGCTAGTCCTGCCACGACAGAGGTTCATCTTAGAAGCACTATATG